TCGCCGGGCCCGGACTCGGAGAGGTCGGTGATCCTGCCCGTGGCCTCGACTGTCCAGGCGCCGCCGGGCGGCCGGGAAGAGATGTCGCAGATGCGGCGGAGGAGCTGCGCGCGGCCCGCGCCGTCGGCGATGTAGCGCGTGAACTCCTCGCCGGCCTGCGATTCGCCGATCGTCACCTTCCAGGGCAGGGACTCCGCGCGGCCCTCGATCGGGTAGATCTTCGAGCCGCCCCAGCTGTCCGAGCCGGTCAGGAACCCGTCGGCCCCGGGCGCCTGCGTGACGGTGATCGCCGGCGCGCTCATGTCGGACGCCCCCGCCGGCGCGATCCGGAACCGATACTCCCTGTCGACGCTCATGCTTCCCCGAGAAGCTCGAGCCGCAGGTCACGAACGAGAGCGGTGCCGGCATCGCCGGCGGCCCCGGACCGAAGAAAAGGAATCACTCTCAGAGAGGTCGCTGCGGCCGGCAAGGGAGCGAACTCGAACTCGAAGGCGAACCATGCAGAAACGGCCGAAAAGATCTGATTCAGAAGCGTCCCCTGGTAGGAGCCGCCGCCCTGTGCCGCCGCATAGACATTAAGGGCACACGAGCCTGTGATCGCGGCGATCTTCGCCTCCCCCGAGAAGTGATAGACATCGCCTTCGAGCCCGCCGCTCACGTCCTGCAGAACGCCCCACTGCTCGCCCGCAGCGCCGGCCGCCGAGAGGGTAAACTCCTGCCCGCGCTCCGCCGCGGAGCGCGTCCCGGCGCCACCTGACGAGGCAAACGCATTCCAGTCGTCTGCAATCCCGTCCCCGTCGCTGTCGCGGGCCAGCCGCGGGGAGAGCAGCAGGTTGCCGGTGAGGAGCTGCTGGAAGCTATCTCCGCAGTTCCCCGTGCCGTTGGCGAGGTGCAGGAGCCGCAGCTTGCGCATCTCGTATGCGCCGTACGCGTGCCGCGTCCGGTCCTCTTCGACGGACAGCTCCTCGCCGATCCCGATCACGCGGACGGGGAAGAACCAGTTGGCCGCGTCGAGCCTGGGATAGTAGTCGAGCTGGAGTCCGTCGAGGGAGGCTTCGAGCGCATCCATGAGCTCGGCCGGATAGGACTGGTAGCGGAGCACGGCGTCGATCACCTGCCCGCTCGCGCCCACCGTCCACGGCTCGGGCGGATAGGACCGGTCCAGGGGCTGGACGAGGTTCCGGAAGCGGCGCCGGGTATGGCCGAGGCCGCCGCCCGGCGGGATGTGAAGCGGCCAGTCGAGCGCGAGCGTCCACTCCGACTCGCCCGACGGTGTGAACCGGAAGCCGGCCGGCCGCCGGCCGCGCAAGTCACGGATCATCGGCGCCCGCCGGTCTGCTCGCGCACCCGGTCACTCTCCGACAGGAGCTCCAGCCACATGCGGTCACGCGCGGCCTCGTGCGGCGTGAGCGGGCGCGGGAGCCGGGAGGGGTCGATCTGGAGGCCGCGGGCCATGACGGGCGCGAGCGCCGGCGCGCCGCCCGCCGAGCCCGCGCCGGCCAGCTGCATGCCGATCGGACCGGGGCTCGCCGCCCGCGTGAGCTCGGCCGCCGCGTCGCGGGCCATGCCCAGCCGCTGGCGGACGCCGATCGCGAGGCCCTCGACCAGGTGGTGGCCGACGTCCCTCATCGCCTTCGACGGCGACGCGATCCCGAAGGCCTTGTTGAGGCCCTTGGTCAGGAACATGTTGGCGATCTGCATGGCGATCGACTTCACGATGCTCAGCATGTCCTGGGTGCCCCGCATCATCCCGTCGATCAGGCTCTGCACGGCGTACCGGCCGCCCTGTTTCAGCGAGCCCGAGAGGGTCTCGCCGAGCTGCTTTCCGGAGTTCCTCACCACGTGGGAGAGGTCGAGCGGCACCTTGCCCCAGCGCTCGGTGAAGTCGGCGATGAAGCTGTCGACGATCTGGCCCGACGGCAGGAACCCGCCCTGCGCCGAGAGCATCGCCTTGAAGTCGCCCTGATTCATGGTGAGCAGCTTCGAGATCATGCCGGGGCCCAGGGCGTTGAACCCGCCGCCGGCGCCGCCACCGCCCCCGCCACCCGCGCCGCCAGACCCGCCGGCCGCCGCCTGGCCGGCCGCGGCCGCCTGGTTCTGCGCCGCGGCGGCAGCGGTCGCCGCATGCACGATATCCATATAGGAGCCAGCCACCCCGGCGACCGCGTTCTTCAGGTCGACCATGTCCTGAGCGACGTTCCGGGTCTGCTGGCGGAAGTCCTCCATGAACTGCTCGGCGGGCGCCTCGCCGAGCCGGAAGTCGATGTTGATGCCGGGGATCTTATCCAGGCCCTCGAGGATCTTGTTCAGCCCCGCGGTGATCAGGTTGTCGAGCTTGGCCCAGCCCGCGGCCACGAGGCTGAACGCGCCGCGCAGCGAGTGGCCGATCACCTGGCCCACCTCGAAGGCGATGCGGGCCAGAGAGTAGATGAGGCGAATGACGAACTGCACGGACTGGACGGCGACGTTGGCCCACAGGATGATCTCGTTGCGGTTCTGGATCATGGCGACCACGAGATCCCCGGCCTTCTCCGCTGCGCCGGAGAGGAGCCCCGAGACCGCCTCCGCCCAGCTCTTGACCTGGCCCGTATCGAGGATCCCCTGGATCTGCGCACGGATGCGCTCCGCCTGCGCCTTGACCACCTCGAAGAGCCCCGCATCGGCGATCGCCTGACGGATGGACCGCCACTGGTCCTGCAGCATGGAGACGATCCCGGTCCAGCTATGGGCCAGCCGGCCCACGGCGCTCGAGCCCTCAGACTCGATACGCGCGAACATCCGGTCCCAGAGCTTCAGGCTGTCCTTCGCCGAGACGGTCATGCCGGCCTTGATGCCGAGCGCCGCGTTCACCCCGCGCTCGCGGAAGAGATCGGCCGACGCGGCGCCCGCCGACGCCAGACGGTTGAACTGCTCGGCGGCCTGCTGGAGGGGGATCTGGAAGCGCGCCGAGACCTCGGAGATCTGCATGATCCGCTTCCGCAGCTCGTCGGCGTTGTCGACGGTGACCGAGAGCGTACGGCCGGAGGCCAGGATGTCCTGGAAGGTGAAGGGGAGCTTTCGGGCGGCGCCCTGGAGCACATCGAACGCGCGCTTCCCCTCGGCTACCGACCCGAACAGCGCGTCCATGGTGATCCGCGCCTGCTCGGTCTCCGAGGCGACGCCGATCACGGACTTGGTGAGGGCCGCGCCCGCGGCAGCGGCAACGCCGAAGGCGGCCGCTGCCGCCGCGCCCACGCGCTTGGCCATGGCGGGCACGTCGTTCAGCTCCGTACGGATCCGGCCGATCTCGGCGGACAGACCCTTCCGCAGGGCCCCGGCATCGATCGACAGGAGGACCCGGAGCTTCGCGAGCGTCGCGGTGCTCGCCATCAGCTCGCCGCGCCGAAGATGTGCCGGATCCGCTGTTTCAGATGCTCCACGTCCCGCTCACTCTGCTCGAGTGCGCCCTCGGCACCGTACTCGAGGAGGAAGTCCTCCAGCTCGAACGGCCGCGAGCGCTTCTTTTCATCCCGGTGGATCTCGGCCATGGTCGAGGCGATGAGCGCGGCCTGGTAGTCGCCGCGGCGCCCCGGCTCGAGCACGGGCTCCGTCCGGCTGAGCTCCATCCAGGCGGAGAGCTCGTAGCTCGAGATCTCCTCTAGGAGCTCCCCGACGGTGCGCCCGAGGGCGAGTGCGAGCCGGAAGACGAACCGGAGCTCGGGGTCGCTTCGGATTTTCCCCGGAGGGCCTCCATCTCCTTCTCGGACAGCCCGCTCTCCTCGAGCACGGCCTTCGAGATCGCGTCGATCGCCTGCGCGTCGACGCCGAGCAGCTCCCGGTAGTGATCGGCGCCGAAGAGCTGGTTCCCCTCCGCGTCGACCATGCCGAACCCTGCGATCAGGGCGCTGAGCTCGAGCATCGCCTCGTCGCCCTCCTCGCCCTGCTCGAGCTCGGCGATTCGCGCCACGATGCGCTGGCGCTCGGCGCCGGTCAGGCCGCGCACCAGGACCACGCCACCCAGGGCGCCCGCATCGACCTCGCGGTACGTCGACGGCCGGCCGGAGAGGAGGTCCTGGCGGCTCAGCAGCTTGCGCGAGTCCCCCATCACGGGAGCGTCGGCTGGCCGGTGACCTTCATCCGGACCGAAGCCTTCAGCAGTCCGGACACGGGCGCCGACGGTCCGACCTCGAGGATGTAGGCCGCGAAGCCGAACGTCTCGTTCCCCGTGTCGGGGAAGACGAGCTGGTAGTTCGTCTTCGACTGGTTCTTCCACTCGGCCAGGAGGCCGGTCGTTCCGTCGTGCGTGGGGTCGCTGGGATCCCAGACGATGTCGAAGGTGACGTCTCCCGTCCGCTTGAGCGTCGGGATGATCTCCTCGTAGCCCCCCGGCGACTCGTGCGTGGTCGCATCCTCGTTGTCGCTGGAGAGGCCCGGGCCGTCGACGTCCATGACGCCCGCCACCGTCGTGAAGTTCTCCGGACTCCCGCCGTCCCCGATCTGGAGCAGCGTCCCGAAGCTCGAGTACTTGGACATGATCGTCTCCTAGAGCTGAATGACGCCGAACTCCACCGAGGCGTCGTCGGCCTCGAGATAGAGCTGCCCGTCCGACTGCAGCCATCCCTCGAGCTGCAGCCGGCCGTAGACCCGGATCGCCCCCGCGGCGATCTGTTCGGTGATGTCACCGGTGCGGCCGATGTCGTCGGCCACGCTGGTGATCGTGACGTTGTGCGGGTTCGCGCCGTCCGTATTGCGGGCGACGATCACCTCGCTGCCGGTCAGCTGGAATGCGTTCTTGTTGGCGACGTCGGCCGCCTCCAGGACGAGCGCTGCGCCCTGGCCCGAGGCCCCCCCGGGGGCATCGGTCTTCGTGAGCTTCGTTCTGGCCATCTAGCCCTCCTCCGGAGCCAGTTCGTTGCCGAACCGGTCGGTCCTGATGATCATCGGCCCCGGCTGCGGCCCGGGCGCCGGCAAGTGCGTGAGGATCACGTGCTCGCGCATGCGCTCGAGGTTCAGGTCCGCATGGGGGCAGTGTCCGCACCTGTAGTTGGGGCGGCCGTGCCAGCTGCCCACCACGATCGCGAGCTCGTCGATGTCCGCCCCGCGCAGGCCCGCGGCTTCGAGGCGCGCATCGAGCTCCTCCTCGATCTCCGCCTTCTCCTCGGCCGCCTTGCGGCCCTGGACCTTTTTCCCGCCCGGCGTGCGGTACCATCCGCCGCCCAGGTCCTCGATCGGCGCGTCGCCGCTCATGGCGTCTCCCGTACGAAGCCGGTGATGTCCATGCTCACGCGGTGGAGGCCCCGGCCCTCACCGCTCTCTTCGAACAGATCGCGCTCGTCGGCCACCAGGAGGCCGCGGACGACCGAGCTCCCCATGGCGCCCGAGTAGCCGCTCACGGCCCGCCTCACGGCGTTCCCCAGCCGCCGCGCGTCGTCCGGGTCCTCCGCGCTGCAGTCGATCTGGGTGCGGACCTCCGCCCAGCCGACCGGCCCGTCGTGCGCATATTCGCGGCCGGTCGAGATGCGGCGGACGAGCACCGACGGATGCGGCGCGGTCTCCGGCACGCGGAAGGCCCACAGGCTCTCCGCCACGGCCGCCACGGCGCCGTCGGCCGCGAGGTAGCTCCGGAGGCCGCCCTCAAAGGCCACGGCCGACCCGGAGGAGGAGACGCAGCCGGAGGTCCTTCTCGGCCGCTCTCACCGCGCGCCTCTTCGCCAGGTCGAAGCCCGGCCGGAGCCACGGCTGTGCGGGCTGATGGATCGTCCCGAGCTCCGAGAAGAGGCCGTAGAACACCCGGCGCTCGGGGCCGACCGCGACGGTGCACTTCCTCCGCGTCCGTTCGACCGTCACGGCCGCGATGTGGCGGGCGAGCCGACCGCGGCGCCGCGGCGCGAGACGGCTTGCCGCCATCCGGATGGGCTCGGCGCCCTCGTGGGCCGCATGCTCGAGCACGTCCGCGCCGAGCGCGTCCGGCAGCATTTGCAGACGTCTGAGAAGGAGTGCGCCCCCCTCGACCTCCGCACGAATCATCGATCGCTTAGCCACGGCGCACCGTCTCGATCTGGATCTTCTCGCGCCGGCCGTCGGGGTCGAACGGTTCGCCCACGATCCGGTGGCGACGACCGCTCCGCTCGACGATCTCCATGCCGGCCTCGAGGTCCTCCCGGTAGCGCGCCTCCCAGGTGATGCTGAGCTGGGGCTGGCGCTCGCCGTCGGTCTGCTGGTCGGAGCCCCCGGCGTCCACGCGCCGGGCCCAGAACCCGGCCACCAGCACGGGGGCCTCCTTCGGGCCGCCCTCGGCGCCGTGCGTGACCTCGAGCTTCTCGGCCCGCAGCAGCTCGCGGAGCCTCCCGGCGCGCATCAGGCTGGCCAGAAGACGCGGTAGGGGACGAGCAGCGAATCGGCGATCCCGATCTCGGCCACGATCATCCCGGTCACCACGGATTCGCGGTTCTCGTAGAGCGCGCCCACCAGCAGCTTCATGTAGGACCTGAGCGCCGAGGGGACGTCGCTCCCGGCGTCGCCGTAGCCGGCCGTGAAGTCGACCTCCACGGGGTGCGGGTCCCGGAGCTCGTCGGTCGGCCATGCCTGGTCGGGCTTCAGCAGCACGCGCCCCGGCTCGCTGTCCGCGTCGACCGCGTAGACCGCCGGGGCCAGCGTCGACTGGGTGCCATCCCTGACCGTGTAGCGGATCGCTTCGACGGACTGGAGGGGCGGGCCCGGCAGCTCGAGCCCGGCCGCATCGGAGGGGAAGCGCGGGTAGAGGCCCGTCCACGCCTGCGTGATCAGACGCCGTCCGGTCCGATCCTCGACGTGCTCCCGGGCCGCCTGGACGAGCGCCTGGATCAGGTCGTCCTCCTGCCCCGCTACGGCGCGGAGGTGCGTGATCGCCTCGGCCAGCGAGATCGGTTCCGCTGCCGGCGCCATGAGGAGCCGCGCGGCCGACGCCTTCAGGTCCTCGCCCACAGGTCACACCTTCCCCTGCGGCACTCAGCCCCCGGCCAGCTTGTCGGCCAGGGCCTCGGCCGCGGCGTAGCCCTGGACCTTCTGGCCGGCCACCTCGAACCATCCGCCGCCGCGCTCCTCGATCGCCGGACGATCGCCGCTCGCGGCGTTGTCGGCGGTCTCCTCCGGCCCGGTGGTCGCATCCTCGGGCGGCTCGCGCATGGCGGTCTCCTCGGGGCCAGCCGTGGCGTCCTCGGACGGTCCGGTTGCGGCGCTCCCGCCCGGCGCGGCAGGGGCGGCGGCGCCCACCTTCACATACGCCTTCGCCAGGTCTGCCTCGATCTCCCTTCCGACCACGTACTGGCGGTCGCGGAGATGGCAGCCCTTCGGCCCGGCCGCCGTGGCGCGCATGACGATCCGATCGCCCTTCTTCATGAGTCCTCCCGCAGCGTGTGAAGTGGGGGCCCCGGCCGGGCCGGGACCCCCTCGCTCAGCTCCGCTCCGCTCAGGCGAGCGTCACGCGGGTGAACGCCTCCTCGAGCACGGGCGCGCCGTCCGTCTCCAGCCGGCCGATGAACCCGATCTGGTTCGTCTCGGCGTAGAGCTCGACCAGGCGCTGCACGATCATGTTGAGGGCGTCGGCGATCCAGTAGTAGCTGAAGTCGCCGAGGATCCCGACGTAGAGGCCGGTGGTGAAGGTGCTCGGGACGTACTCGGACATGTGGACCGGCAGGTTCAGCAGCCGGTCCGGCTCGCCCGCCTGCACAGACGGCTGCCAGAGGTACATGCCCGTGCCGGCGCCACCGTCCTCGGTGCGGAGCTTGTCGATCATGGCCAGGGCGTCCCGGTGGAACATCCACCTGGCGTTCCGCAGGTAGCCGCCCTTCAGGCTCCACTTGGCGTTCTTCAGGCCGTCCATGGTGATGGCCGTCGTGGTGTTGCCGGCGCTGACGTCGCGGGCCGCGGTGATCCCGTTGGCGTCGGCCGTGAACAGGCCGAGCGGATCGGTGACCCCGCCGCCCGTCAGGAAGCCCTTCTCCTGGCTGACCGCGAACTTGTAGGCGAGTCGGTCGCGGACCAGCGCCTCGACGTTCAGCGCGGACGCCCGCAGCAGCTTCCTCGAGACCTTGATCCGCTTCGCCAGCGGAATCGGCTCGAGGGCGCGGGTCCCGAACGCCATGGCGGCGTCCTCGGCCCCGGTGGCCAGCTCGGTCGTCCAGTCGGCGTCCGCCGGGTCGGCGTCCAGCGAGGGCGCCCCCATGGAGTCGCCGGTGGTGAGCGGGAAGACCGTGGCGAAGCGGCGCACGAAGACCATGTCGTCCACGGCCTTGATCAGCTGCGCCACGAAGTTCGGCGGGACGGTGAAGCCGCCCTCCGCATCCGTTCCGGCCGAGAGCGCGCGCGCATCCTCGGCGCTGAGGCCTTCCCGGCCGTGGGCCAGGTAGGAGCGGAAGGCACGGCCGTAGGCGCCGAGGTCAGCGCCGTCGAGCGTCCGGTCCCGGAAGTGGGGCCCGTAGTCGCGGTACATCTCGAGGGCCCGCCGCTCGCTCGCGCTCAGGTCCTCTTCCCGCCGGCCGCGGAAGAGCTCCGGAAGGCTGTCCCGGGACTCTCCGGCGCCGCCATCCGGAGCGGCGTGGCCCGACCGGGGACCGGCCGGATCTTCGCCGCCGAGCTCGGTCCTTCGCTCCTGCTCGAGCTGCGCCTCGAGGGTCTCGACCTCTTCGGTGATGGCCTTCACCCTGGCGAAGCGCTTCTCGTACTCCTCGCGCTTCTCGGAGCTGGACCAGGTCTCGCCCTCGGAGCGGCTCTCGTGGAACTCGTCCAGGACCGTCCGGTTCTGCTCGACGAGCCGAGCCCGCTCCTGCTTCAGCTCGTTGATGCGATTGATGAGCTCCTGGGGATTCACGCTGCCCTCCGCTGCCTGTGTCCTGGGCGCCCACAGCGGATGACAGAAGGCCGCCCATGGACGCACCGGTGATGATCACGGGTGCTCGTCCACGAGCGGCCGTTCGGCTCATCGGGCGAGGCTCGTCCGGTCCCCTGACCGTAGATCGGCGCCCCAGCGCCGATCGAGACCCGCCCTTAGCTCATGCTTCTGAACCTACTCGCCGCGCCGCGCGGCCCCTGCCGTCCTCGGGCCCTGCCCTCGGTCGGCGCTGCTTTCGGTCGAACGTCAAAGATGTAAAGCCTCCGGCTCACCCGCGCAAGTCGCGGATGGGACGCCCGGCCACATAGAGCCGCTGGCGCTCCCCGTCGAGCACGGCGTCCTGGTCCCGGGAAGGCGCACCGGCCTGCTGCGACTCCGACCATGCCTCGGCGCTCTCGAGCGACCGCGCCGAGACCCTGGTGTCTTCGTACGCGGGGAAGGTGACGGGCCCGACGTCGAAGAGCTCGACGAT